ATCAATAATCTTATTGTACTTTTCAGAATCATGATGTTTATAGTTTAGCAAGGCTATCTTCTGCTTTTCCTTCTTGGCTGCTGAATATACTCTCATTGTGATTGAGTTAGGAACCTTTAACCCTTGCTTGAGTCTGGCCATATACAGTGCCGCTGCTTCACCGGGTACAGCTTCAATGTTAACACTGGCGTTTGTCATGCTTCTTGCTGAAGTAATTAGGTATTCCATTAATTGAAATAGTGTGGCAGATGGGCCAGAGAATGGCATTTGTAAGACACTATCTTTTAAGTTACCACCTCTGACATTGATAGGTGTTAACTGCCCCATTTTTACATCAATAGGACCATCTTGTAATGAATTACCCATACCTCCAGTGGTATCAACTGCTATCAATCCAGAGTTAGAGGCAGTATTTGCAAGCGTACCTGCATCAATTAACTGCCTTAAATTGGTATTGATTGAATCGAACATAGGACCGAATAACACACCCCAACCTAAGCCCATTGGACCGCCTTCAATATCAGGCAAGTATCGGTATTGAGTGAAGCATTCAGTGTCATCTATGCTAATGATTTCATCGTCATCATTGTAATTGATAGTGTCTTCGTCGTAGTAAGGATATAAAGCAACGGTTTTTTGTGTCTCTACGCATATAATCTGACAATACGGCTCTTTTAAACCATCATCATCCAAGTCAATCCACGTATAAGCCTCGATGAATTCAAAGCTATCCTTTTTATCTTCAAGCTCACCCTCATCTAAATCCCACTCCTGCTCACCACGGATAAAGCCAATGACTTCATTGCGAGTATACTTGCGTTCGATGAATTTATCAGGCGCATCATAGAAGTTGTTATAGTTCATGTCGAATATGATTTGGTCAGCAAGATACAGGTCTGAGCGTACCTCTTTCTTATCGTAATCATAACGAGTCTTCTTGTAAGCTGTGCCAACACAAGGCAATACCATTAGGTTTTTATCTTGCTCATCCCGCCAATTTGGCATCTCTTCAATTAACTGGTAGTTTTCATATTTAGATATGCGGTCAGCTCTTGCTTCTTTCTCATCGCTCTTTTTGCCATAAATCTTAGCAGCCACTATATTTTCAGACCATACTAGCTCAGGTGCTGAACGTGCGTTGAAATCTAACATTGCTTCTGTTACGAATGGCAGCATAGCTAAACTAGCACCTTCAAACGGGAATGACTTCTCTGTTATTTCTTGATCGCCACTCATAGCCTGAAGCTTGGCCAAGTTAATAGCTCGTTTGTATTTCTTAAGCCATTTCTTCATTGACTCTTTAGCTTTGTCAAATAGCTCTTGAGTATCGGCAGTAGCTTGCTCGTTGTCTTCAAGTAAAGCAACTAAATTACCTTCATCAAGATTCAGCTCTAGCTCGCCTTTGGTTTCTTTAGCCTCATGCGTGTCATCTTCTACCACGTCTACCGGTTCATCGTATGCCATTTTAATACCCTCTCGGTATAAGCGTACAAGGGTCGCCTATATCATTATTCATATTGTCACGGATTGTTTTAATGGATGCGTTAAATGAACCGATTAACTCATCTACATCATATAAGATTAAAAGGTCACGCTTATCTCTAGCTTGTGACATCTCTAAAATTACATCTTCAAGTGTTTTTTCCCATCGCCTAACAGTTTCTTCACCTTTAAATACTGGTAGCGCAGGTAAAAGACCTAACCTAATTTTTTTATTACCCATTATATTTTCCTCTTAGCTATCTTCGCCTGCTCTTGTGGTTCTAACTTGCGCCATCCACCACACTTCTCGCAACGAGTGTAAGTTAATGGCTTGTCTTTTACTTCTACGCAATTATTGCAACTCATTAGTACCCTCACACCTACATAAAGTATCTGGGTTTCTAATTATCACCCTAACTTCGTCACCAGCAGTATTTTCTTGACCGGCAACACCATACACAATCTTTTCTCTTTGCCAGAACTCTTTTTTTGTTATCGATCTAACCATACCATCATCTTCAACAAGTAAATCTCCAGCAGAAATGTCTTCTTTAGCTTTCATAATTAATACCCAGTCCCTTTATCTCGACCATCATCTCGCTTAACTTGATGGGTGTATTTATCAGGGTATAAATCACATACCCGTATTGCGTAACGCTTCATCATTAAAGCAATTCTTAAAGCGTCTAATAAATCATCTTTCACTTTGTGAATGGTAACTTTACCGGTGCGTTTATGTGTTGTTGCATGGTACTGTCTAAACTCATCAAAGAATGGTAACAAAGTTCTAACTACCTTTAGTTTACCATTCTTTAACAAGTTACTGATCATTACTATACCAGCTTCGACACTATTACCACCAGTCTCCCATTGTGCATGTTCTGGTAGTAACTTGAACCCCTCTTCTATAAACGGGCCTTTCTGCTCTTTGCCATCACGTGTCTGTAAGCCATCACTAGGCCATGCTGTTGGTACATTCTCAGCCCAAGGTTTAACTATGTGCCAAGCTTCATAAGCATGCTTCTTACTGCCCTTCCATGCGTTTATTAAATAAAATATATCGGCATCACGATCCCAAACTAATTGGATGTGTGCTTGTGGGTGATTCCAACCAAAATCCATACCGTTAATAACAAACCAGTAATCAGGAACTTCAAACGGATCGCACTTCATCTCATCTTCATCAAATGGATAGATTAAACCTGAACCCATTAATGGTACGCCTTTTGATCGCATTAGTTTTTGATATGCTGGATAGATGGCTAGTATATTTTCTTTCATTTTCTCACTGATGTGTGGAGCGTCATCCCATGTTGCGGTATGTAGTTTCATACCACTCATATTAAACTCTACTTCATCTTCATCATCACCATCATACGAAACACCCATGAATTTACAAACTAACTGGGTCATACCGTTCTCTGGTGTGAATGTCAATATACCCGCACCACCTTTACCACCATCACCATTCAATGTTCTTGTTATAACTTGGGGAAATATCTCTGAATCTTCCGGCTCTTCATCAATGTGATACCAAGATACCTTATCGCCCATCAATACATGTTGGCCCTGAGAGTAAGACCAGAATTGACAAGTAGATACACCATTGGCATGCTTTACTCTAACCTCTCTCATTGCACCAGACGTACCAGACATAGATTTGTAATCAACTATAAGGTCTTTGGCAATCAAACCACCTTCCCACTCTTTACCGTCATACCGTCCAAATAATTGATGTTGCAATAAATCTCTTGTTTTCTCGCCAGTAACGCCAAGCAACCATACTAATGGTGGAATTGTGAACTCACGCCCCTCCCAATCATCAGGATAGACACCCGTTAAATGGTGGGCGTCTATTGTGCATCCTGTTCTTGTCTTTCCGACTTGGTTAGCCGCCATTAACATTACAGCTTGGTATTCCGCCGTTGACGCGTTGACATCCCTTTGCCATTGGTAAAAAGACTTATAAATCCTAGTTAGAGTGTTAGCCTTATTTCTTTCAACCATCTCATTCATATTATGGATGTATTGTATTTTCTCATCCCTGTTCAATCTTGAGTGCTCTGAAGTAGTTTCTGCGCTGCTTGTCTTACTTCTGCATCCAGCTCTTCATCAGTCATTTTATTTAGGTCAATAGCGCCTGAATGCTCAGTATGCTGCTTGTCTGTTAACCCTAAATCTCTTGCTATAATGTTAGCATTTAACAGTCCTGCCGCTGCCCCAGCGAACTTCTGATTATAAATAATCTTCTCTGCTCGTGTGGTGACACTCAATAAATCTTTATCTAATCTGTAATTAGCCCATGTGTTTTCGCATATATCTAAAAACAAGCACATTCCTGAAATAGTCATAGCTCGCATTAATGGATTACCATCTGGCATCACCTTACCTTGATATACAACACCCTCTTTTAACGGGTTATCCTCTACCCAGTCAAAGTATTGAGTACACGCTTCCCATAGCTTTTCATCATCCTCAAATATAGGCTTACGTCCATGAGTACTTCTAGCTCTCCAGAATTGATTACCTTTAGGTGCTGGCATTAGAGTTCACACTCATGAATAGTAAATCTAATTGCACCTAAACTGTCGGTAATATGGAAATAATTACGGTGCCCTTCTTGCGCTTCGACTATCGTGTAAAATATAGCAGGGCAACACTCTGGCACTTCGTCTAGTGATTCATGTTCAAAATATATATTATGAATATCTTGTGATGGGTTGTAATCTTTACCTGTTAGATTAAGTAAGGGTGTTATCTTTTCTGACAATCCGCACTCTATAGCTTCTGTTGTGAATTTTATATACCCGCGCCTTTTAGTCATTAGCAACTACCTCTTTTATATCACCGTTGCAATCGACAATATAAACACTAGTGCATGTAGCAACATAGAGCTTACCTTGGAATTTTACCATTGATTTGATTTGTTCGCCTTTTGGGAAGGTAGCGAATATTTTTAGCTTTGGATTGTACTTAGGTGTCTTTGAATCTGACATGGTAAACCTCTCTTGGGTTTGTTCAGCATCTTACTGAATTGTTATTGTACTACTTATGAGCACGTTTTCCTAATAGTAAATATCACTGTATTTGCGTATAACTCTAATGCTCCGTCTGTGTATTTACCGCAAGCTGTCCAGTCACCATCTATATCGAATTCAGTTCCATCTGTTATGTATTGAAAATACTCACTAGCTGCAACCGACCTTGGTGGGGTGAATCCTGGGTCATTAGTTAACGCAACCGCTGGGGCTGTTACCGCTGGTGTAGTTGCTTGGGTTACTGTGAAATCTGTCCCGCCTGCTGGGGCTGTCCAAGCTATCTGTAACCCTGTTGATCCAGACATATCAAAGTCTGCCGCAATTTTACAGGGCTGACCTTTTTCTAATACCTTAATTGAAGCTGTCATATTTCACCTGTTTTGCCTATGCCATCGTTTGTAATTAATCCGACTTTACCTATGCCATCGTTGCTCATTGTTGAGCCTTTTCCTATACCGTCGTTGGCCATAGTTCCAGTTTCACCAATCCCATTGTTAAACATTAAACCTATTTTAGCTAGTCCGTTGTTGGTCATTGATGTGCTAAATCCCAACCCTGGTCCTTGCGTTATCACAGTTGTTGAGGTTATAGAATGCGTGTATTGAAAAAATCCTTTTATAGCGTATTTTAGCCCACCTACAAACCCAGCTTTGCCGTTTCTCCAGTTTATCATGCGACTGTCTTAAACGTAACGAATGTATCATCGGCTGTGGCTGAGCTGAATCGCCAAGTGATGACATCACCGTTAGTGTCTGCTGCAACTGCATCAAATTGGTAAATGCCATTACTTACCTCTGCTATAACACCTGTTACTCCAGCAAATGCTGCGCCATTTATTGAACGCTGCCCTGTTACTGTTAGCCCTGTAGCCGGTGTAACGTGATCTGAAGTTAACACCATTAGGAACTCAAAGTTGCTGAAGGTTGCATTTTTCTTAACAGCTAAATCGTCTATTAGTGCTGGCAGATTTGTTCCTGTGTCGGTTTTAATAGAGGATAACTGAGTAGAATTAGAGTCCATCTCTTGTCTGTTTTCAACTGCTGTGGGTGCTGTTCCCGCTGCATCTGGAACAGTTGTATTTGCTCCATCCGTTCCGCGCATATCAGTATTTGTTGTTGTGGTCGCTACAGTCGTAACATTATCAACAGCGCCTGCAGTAGTGTTTATACTTGCCTCTGCCATTCTTGCGTCTAGAATTAAATCTAATCGACCACCATCTACCCAATCACCCTGAAGTTCGTTAGTGTCAGCTAGTGTAGCATCTAAATCTGCTGGAATGTTTGCTGGATCTAATTCAGCCAATCTTAACTCTGTTGCTATTGAATGTTTAGCCCATTGATCGTTATTTACATCGACTGTGGTTGTGCCATCATCTAGTATATCTCCAGATGAATTATTGCCGAGAGTATTATTAGATATGACAGCATCGGTTGATGCGCCGCCAATATTAATACCCCAACCTGAAGAGCCGTGAATTATATTATCATCAATAATAGTATCTAAAATAGTTCCGCCCACTAACCTAATTGCATCGCCTTGAACATCTTCAAATATATTTCGTCTAATTACGTTATTGCTACTTGATGATCCTGTTCCTTGAACATGAACACCCTGACCTGAACCACTAACGCCGGTATCCTGTAACCTGTTATCTTCGATGATGCAGTTTTCAGATTGATTTATATTAATGCCATCGCCTTGAGTATCGTTTATCCATACATTATGAATCCATGCAAAATCTGCTGTTATGTCAATGCCATTTCCTGAGCCTGTTGCCGCTGTTCCCATTTGAACACCTTCAACTTCTACGCCTTCACCAGTCAATGCTAATGTGTTACCGCTACCAGTTCTAGTGATTATAAAGTCCCTGCCTGGACCTCTAATTAAAGTAAATCGCTTGCTTATGGTTGTGGTTGCCGCGACTGTGTGAGTAGTTGCTCCGGCAGCAGCACCAGGTATTAACATTATTAAATCATGATTAGAGTCTGTTACTGCATTATCGTGACAATCTTGAATAGTTAAATATGAGTCAGATATACCGCCTCTTGCTCCACTTGCATGAGTTGCACCGTTTACAGGATCAACATAAAAAGTTTCTCCAGGGGTAACATGGGTATGATGCTCTCTTTGACTTTCTATAATGTTAGTGATGTGCATTAGATAGTCATTAAGATTAGCGTTGTTTGTTCTTCCTGCGATACCTGATGATAGAATGGTTTGCAATTCTGCTGTATCGGTTAGCGTTGCTGCGGTATCTGCTTTAATCGCGCCTAATCCATCCGTACCGTTCGCTAAGTCTTGAGCTGCTGAACTCGCATCTATTGTGAATTGTGCAACTACTTCGCCAATCACTGAGACACCGCCAACCGTACCAGTCGATATATAAACCGAATACCCTTTCCCTGCCTCATATCCGTTTGCTGCTGTAGCAACAATAGTAGCCATATTTAAGCCAACTACTGAAGCCCTATCAACTGCAACGCTAACCCCTGCCGTTATTGGGGTGGCGTTATTTTCCTCTAAAACCGATAAAACTGGTGTCCCAGCCAATACGGTAGGAATGCCAGTTGCGAATGCTCGTGTTGTGAAATCCATATAAATGGTTTCTTCTAGTACTATATCTCTCATTAGCCCGCCATGCCTCCGCCTCTACCCGCTAAACCGCCCATACCCGCTAAGCCGCCGTTATTTGCTAAACTACCCATTACCCTGCCACTAACGACCGCCGTTACTGTATGTGTTGGAGTGGCTATTATATCACTAGTGCCAGTAGTTAAGCTAGCCGCTGGAATTGTCCATGTAATTGTTTCTGTTTCGTCGGTGTCGTAGGTTGCGAATGACGGTAATGTGATTGTAGCAACTGTATCGCCAACTGATAAAACTACGTCCGTATTATCTAATGCTGTTTTTATTAGCGCATCCCACTTGTTAGCGCCTGTCTTGTCTGAATCACTACCGCCAGCAATGCCATCCTCTGAGCTTGTGCCAGTTACGAACGTATCACCCGCTAATGTCAAGATGATTGTTTTACCGCCAGTTACGATATCCGCTTCGGTTTGAGTTGGTACTGCGGTGCCTGTTAGTGTTATACCTCCAGCAGCTTCAGCGGTGGAGTATGTTTGTTGTATTTGTGGTTCTAATAAATCATAGGGATGTTTAGTTAAATGTGCTATTGCATTTTTTGCATTTGGATTTAATAGTGCAACAAATGCAATATTACCGTCTAACGCCTGATTATCCGTAAATCGATTACCTATTTTATAAGTGCTGCCTATGCTTCCCAGCGCGCCTGTACTTCCTGTTGTGACTAGAACGCCATTTATCCACAGTTCAGATTCCGGCCATGTTATCCCTAAATTATAATACTCACCGAGTGGGGGTAAAAGCGACTGTGCAATATTAAACCTTGTTACTGAGTCAGTTTGATATAAAAATGTTTTTCCAGTCGCAAGAAATAATAAAAGATGTCTTTGCCCGATCGAGTCGAATAGATATGTATCTGCAGTATCGTCATTTAGTTTAAATCTAAATAATAAAGCTCCACTTGCTGCACTTACATTTGTTGGTACATTAGTTAGTGATGTTGTGTCAATCATTTCAGTCACGCCACCGGCAATATCGTGAATGAAATCAGTATTAGAATATGGTTGCGTTACGCCGTTTCTTACATTAAATAATCCTGAGTTTTTTGGTAAGTAGATATCATTTTTGCCGTATTTACTCTCAACCGTAATCGCGCCTTGCGGCTGAGTATTAGGGTTAGCAAAATCTGGTGAGTAAATCTTTGGTAGTGTATAAAGCGCCATGTTAGTGCCTTATGCGTGTGGGCCAATAGTTTTAGGTGTTACAAATATATCCCATGCTGCTGGTAATGATTGCCCTGACTTGTTTTCAACGTAGAATTCA